TAGTGCAGGTAGCGAATTTACGCTCAAGAATGATTTCAACGTCATTAAGATGACAGAGGACGGGTATGAAGGCGCTATTGTGCTGACTCCCAAACCGAATATCTATTTCGAACCCATTACCGTCCTTGACTTTGCATCGCTATATCCTAGTGAAATGATTGCTAGTGATTTGAGCCATGACCGTATTGTGGAGGATGAGTGTTGGCTGGGCGATGAAGGCAAAGCACGGCTAGATGCTCTCGGATATGACGTCCTGGACCGTAGCTATGATAACCTGGTTTGGGTTGACCCTAAGAATCATGGTAAAGGCAAAAAACCGGAAGGCCAAACTCATGTCCGGTTTGTGCAGCCGAAGACTGGCGAAAAGGGCTTGATTCCGCGAATTCTACAGAAGTTGCTAGGGGCCCGAAAGGCTAGCAAGAAGAAGATGGAGGCGGAAACCGACCCATTTAAGAAGACGCTTTATGAGGGTCTTCAGTTGGCATATAAGTTGACTGCTAATTCGCTATATGGGCAAATTGGTGCGCGGACAAGTAAAATATATAAGAAGGAGATTGCGGCTAGCACTACAGCCGGTGGTCGGGCGAATATTTATACGGGACGTGATTTCTGTCTGAAGAATAACCCCGGATGTGAGGTTGTGTATGGGGACAGTATTCCAGGCTGGGAACATGTTCTAATCCGTGTAACCAATATTATGGATGGTGAACAGGCTATTATACATGATACAGTTGAGTCGATTGGATATACGTATTTCGGCTGTCTGGACTATGCAGTTAATGGCAAGGAGCATTACATTCCATCTGCTAATCGAGACTCCCATATGAAACTCGAAGCATATACAGAAAAAGGATGGACTAAAATCATATATCTTATGCGACACCATACAACTAAATCCCTGTATCGCATTCAAATTAAAAATGGCTCGGTTGTAACTGTCACAGCTGACCACTCGATGGTTCTAGCCGATGGTAGTGAAATCCGACCAACTGAGCTCAAAATAGGGGACCGTTTGTTGACTCATGATAACGCATCCGTGGATAGTAAAATGCCGAACGGCGACATGGTATCATCAATTGAATGCCTTGGCGAAACTCTGGATTGGGTATATGACTTGGAAACCGAAAACCATCATTTTGCAGCTGGTATGGGTAATATCGTAGTTCATAATACTGACTCGGTATTCGTCAAACTTAACCTAGTCCGTGAAGATGGCACCTATCCCCAGACTATCCCAGATAAAATCCAAAGGTCCATTGATATCGGTATGTGGCTTCAACAGAAGATGAAGGATGAGCGGGTATTCAAGAAACCGCACGACCTTGAATATGAAAAGGTGTTCTGTCCGTTGATTCTCATTACCAAAAAGCGCTATATCGGAATCAAATACGAAGAAGACCCGAACAAGGGCAAGAAAACCTCGATGGGTGTCGTTACTAAACGGCGTGATAATGCGCCTATTCTTAAACACACCTTCAACGGTGTGGTGGATACGCTAACACAGGATTGCGACCTGGAAAAGGCAGTAAATTACGTAAAAGATGTATGTCGCGATATGGTGGATGATAAATTCGACCTCAATATGTTTGTGATTAGTAAGACATTGAGGGAATATTACAAGGACCCTGAATCGATTGCCCATAAGGTTCTAGCCATGCGCATGGGTGAACGGGACCCCGGAAATAAACCTGCGTCCAATGAGCGTATACCCTACGTATATATTAAAATAGATGAAAAGCCGGGTATTGAATACCTACAGGGTGACCGTATTGAGCATATTAACTATGTTCGTGAGAACTCGTGTCAGGTAGATTACCAAGTCTATATCATGAACCAGTTGATGAAGCCAATTAGTCAAATTCTGGAGCTGGTAGTTGAACACTTGCCTGGGTATCCTTACAGGAATGACCCTGACTATTTCACCAACCTAGAAAACATGTATTTCAATAAGTATGGCGGTGATTTGAAGAAAACCGCAAAGAAGGTTAGTCAGGTAAAACAGGACCTAGTGCAGAAACTGGTATTCCAGCCGTTGGTAGACTATGCTATCCGGAAGGTGAATAAAGTAACCACATTGGATAAATGGTTTACTAGTCAATCTGCACTACCATCAACTGAGATGAATACATCTACCGTGACCGGGCCTAAGATAGATATTGCGGCAATCGCAGTAAAGAAAGGTGTTACTACAGGTAACAACAAAACAGTAGTCAAAAAGATTAAACAACAGAGCCTAGATATGTTCTTCGGCGGTGGGAAGCCTGCCTCTAAGTAACACACTCTATATGCAATTAAGTAATTAGTGATTAATTATATTTTATTTTTTATCCCAATGGTGATCTAATCGATATTATCGATATTCGCGATTACTGCAGACCGACAAACAGGACACGAATTATGCCTGCTTAGCCAAGTATCAATACAAGTTTCGTGGAATTCGTGTCTGCATCTATTAAGCCGACGGATATCATCTCCAAGTTCATATTCACTGGCGCATATACTACAAGTTTGCGCCCCGCCCCGTGTAATATATGGTTGCTGGTCTCCATCAATTTCATATGTCTCGCTATTCCGGCTTATCTCAGATGCTGTAAGCCCACGGCTAGAGCTTCCTTGTTCAGCGGCATTACCCATCGCTGCCCTAAACAATGTATTAAACAATAATAATCCGTCGTCGTTTGAACCGCCTGAACCATTTAAATCAAGATATACGTCACTAACTAGAACCCGTCTGGTTCCGTTGCCTGTGCTTGTAGGTGTGGAGTCGGGATTATTTGTGTTAGCTGAGTTAGTTGTTTGAGTAGCTGATACATTGGAAGATTGGCTAGACCGAGGAAAGAAATTCTCCATTACTGTCTGGAATAGGTTATTGGAATTGGAGCTTGACCCTCTAGCCGCGCGTGCCGGCCTGTTAGGCGTGCTACCAGTTGTTGACCCTGCAACTGAATAGGTGCCGAATGTATATGGTTGAGCAGTGGGTATATTAGTTGAACCACGTTGACCACCGCCATATATCTGCTGATATAGGTCAATAGGTATATAATGCTTTTCAACCAACACCACTGCATTACTTGTATTCACACCAGCACTTGCATTTGAAGTCATGATGATCGATTTATATAGCCAATAACCAATAAACAATTTAAAACCTAACGGTTTGTGATATCTTTAAGCAAAAAATTGAATTCGTGAGCGGATAATAAAATAGAATACTAAATAACTAATAACATAATTATATACTACCATTACTATTCCAATTATGTCATCCGATACACAGAATCCAGTAATCCCATCAGGGCTTATCAACCATGGCAATTTCTGCTATATTAATTCAGTAATCCAGTGTCTCCGGCATTTACGTCCGATTGCCAAATTTATTAACACTGCTGAGTCTATGGATACCTATTTCTTTGATATAATAAAGTCATTTGGTCTACATGCCTTCCGTAGTAAATCCAAGCTCCAACAAGATGTCGAGTCGATTATAAGCATGGTCCAACGTGGTGTCGTGGCGGAAGATACAGCCGCAGTCTTGGCTAGACAGCAAAGTAATATGCACGAGTTCGGTTGGTATCTTAATAAGCTGAAAACCGAAAATACCAAACTCTATCTATATGTCTCACTCCGGGACCTTTTGGTTAATCTACAGGCCGGAAATCAAACAATTGACCCGCGTAATTTTGTTAAAATCTGTAATGCTGTTTTCACGGATAATGGAATGGACCATCTCTGTAACGGTGGACAAAACGATGCGCAGGAATTCCTTATTGTTATGATTGATTATATCCATGATTCGCATAGCCGTCCTCTAGACCTTCATATACCAGAATCGGTTATTCAAATATCAGACAGGGAACTTGAACAGTTAGATATGCAAAAACGGGTCGAATACACCCTATTACGGGATATTAATCGCCGGTATGCTAGAGAATATACAATTCTTAACACCGAAATCTATTTCTATACAATGGATGTTATTACATGTAGTGGCTGTCATCATCAGAATATTAACCTTAACCCGATGAACGTCCTATGTTTACCAATTGACCATCTAGCCGCAGGTGGCAGTGTATATAACTGTATGGACCACTACTTCAACACAGAAGAGCTAGACGGTGATTATACATGTGACAAGTGTAAAAATAAGTCGCGAAATACCATCACACGCGGCATACTAACTCTACCCAATGTGCTTATTATTTCGCTAAAAAGGTTCGCGTATGACCAACGGACACAACGAATGCGCAAGGTTAATAGTCAGGTGGATTACCCGATGGTATTGGATATTTCCAAGTATAACCCAATTACACCTTCTGATACTAGACCAGCCACGTATACGCTCGTGAGCACCGTAAATCATAGTGGAACTCTGGACTTCGGTCACTACTATTCCTATATCAATTCCGACGGTAGCTGGTATCTAGCCAATGATACCAGGATGTCATCGGTTAATGAATCCCACGTCCTAAATAACCCAAGTGCATATATTCTATTCTATGAACGAACTGGCTAGTTAAAAAAATATTGCCGGCTAATAAATAAGTAAATAAAACACATAAATTCGATTGTGCAATGCCAAGTTTAATGAATAATAACTCTTCATCCATGTTAGGTGGCAGCGATAGCCAAACTAATTTTATTTTAATTAGTGTTGGTGCCCTATTTGCCCTGTTGGCCCTTATCATAATCTATTATGTTATCATCGGTTATGGTCGCCGAGTTACACCTATGCCGACACCACGTAATCAACAGACACCGGGTGCTAGCAAAAATAACAGCGTGTCTACCGTTACAGAAGAAAATACTATGGGTAAATATGATGGTCTACCGCCTTCCCAGGTGCCAACAAATACGCCCCCTGCCGGTATGGTAGCTACTGGAACTGAAGGCACTAAACAAGTATTTAATGTGTCCGATAATCTCTTCACATATGATGATGCCGATGCTGTATGTCGGGCGTATGGGTCCGAATTGGCAACATATGAACAGGTAGTAGACGCATATAAGAAGGGTGCCAATTGGTGCAACTACGGGTGGACTAAGGGACAGCTAGCGTTATACCCAATCCAAAACAGTTTCTGGCAAAAGTATCAGGATAGCGACCCAGAAGAGGCCGAAAGTTGTGGGATGCCAGGTATAAATGGTGGATACTTTGAAAATAAGAATATGCAATTTGGCGTTAATTGCTTCGGTGTTAAGCGTGTGCCTAAAGGTAGTGAACAAATGAAATCGGCATATGTAAGTGACAAAGAGCGTGAAATCCGGGAAAAGGTGAACGTATTCAAACGTCAGTTAAAGAATTGGAAACTGATGCCGTTTAACGAAGACAAATGGAGCTCTTGCTCTTAACTAACTAAATGGGGCTAGCCATGCTCGGCTAGAGGGTTTTACCAAGTTTAATAGTTTGGTTGGTTTGTTTTTTGCGATTTTGTTTGATAAATGTAATTACCGATTTTACTTTGTCTTGATCTCCCTTATATAACTGAAGTAAACATTCGGCCAAGTATGAATAAGTTAGTGTATTATATGTAATCTCGTTACCTATATAGACTTTGCGTCCTTGGTAAGTGATGCCATAACTCGCCAAACCCGCCTGTTTAATCTGCCCAATTAGTGCGGATTCTATCTTCTTCTTTTGCTCGCGTAATGCATCTAATTGTTTATATAGCATTTCAGTTTGGTTCTGTGCTTCCACATACTGTTTTGTAAGTGCTTTTAATGAATCGTTTAATTGTGACATTGGCTTACTATATTGGCTTACTATATTGGCTTACTATATTGGCTTACTATATTTTATTTTATTATACTAATAACATCTAACTTAATTCTTATAGTAATGACAGAGCCCATACATCATACAGCTGCCCAGGTAAAAATCCTTAATAAATTTCGTAAACGACTTGAAAAAGAGAAATATATAAATAACTATGCCAGCAATTATTATGCCAATATGAACAACCGGTTTGTTATCCCGGGTGTGCTTATAACCGGTATAAGTAGTGTTCTAAGTTTCTTGGCAACAAGTGATATTCTAACAACTGATGCCAAACAGGGTTTCAGTGTAGGTGTGGGTATCCTTACAGCAGGTGCTACTATTATCCAGTCAGTGTCTAGTAGTTTTGGTTTTGCAACACGTAAAGATAGTTTCCAAGCCAGTGCGGATGCATATGATGACCTAATTACTCGGTTGGAATTCGAAATATGCAATCCTAATGAAGAATTCATGGATTTTTGCAATGCATTAGAAGCTGACATATTGAAAATAAAAACCGATTGTAAATACCTACCACCGTTGTTCATTCGTAAGTTATATGAAGAAGAAGCCGCTAAATTACCACTCGATGATGGGCTAGACTCCATAATCATCGACCCATCACCCAATAAGCAACCCCAGTCTAGTCAAACTGTATCTGTAAAAAACCAGCCTACTGAAACTACACCACTCACTCTAAGTATTAATTCATCACCCGCACTTGACACTGATACAAATTGTTAACACTGAACTTCATCAGAGGGGAACGTTATTGTTAATTACTTTTTGAAACGTAAAAATTAAGCAATCCGCGCATTAATTAGCATAAGCAAGCCCGCCCATACCACTCATAATGCGTAATACATTGTAATTTGTGGCATAAACACGAACTTTGGCGGTTTCGGAAGTAGTGGTGGCGGAATTGGCGGCTTCCGATTCGGTTTGTATGGTTGCTTGTGTGGTGGTGAGCTGAAGAGTGGCTTTGTCAATACGGGAGAAGTTGCATGTGCCACTTGGTTGGTGTTCTTCGGGAGTAAGTGAAAAGCTGTATACATTGATACCAGGTGCTGGGCCATTGGTATGATGTTGATATGGTTGAACATGGTTGAAATAGCGGCCTGTGCGTTCGGTAAATCGGTCTTGGCCATTGAGTTGGAGCTTGGCGAATGCAGTAGGGTTATGGCCGACATCGAATAGAGGGAGCGCAGCGGAATAGGCAACACCTGCACTCGATGAGCCGGCAGAGTTACCGTTGCCGAAAAGGTCATAGAATGTGAGCGAATCAATATTGGCATTACCGAAGTTGCCATTAAATACGGACGGCACAAGTATACTATTAGCATTGGCTAGAATGCCGGAATTGGGAGCATATGTTGCGCCTGCGACTGGCATACTGGCAAACTGGTTGAGACCGCTAAAAGCTGCACCGCCGATACCACCACCTAGGTAATCGCTGGGTGTTCCGGTGAAGTTGGTAGTGTCTAGCCGGTCAGTGAAATTGAACCATTGTATACCACCAACCGGTTGCATGGATGTGCTGTTAACATGCGATTGTTTCTGCACGACCCATACTAGCTCCTTCACAGGATGGTTGAACGGTAGGTTAATTTTATTACTAGTGCTTAGGATGGATTCGTCGCCGGTGGTTTGTAATTGCTCAATAAGGTATTCGTGGCTCTTCTGTGCGAATCGTCGACGTTCATCGGTATCAAGAAAGACATAGTCTACCCAGATAGATGCGCTAAGCTGGCTATCATTAAGTGATGATTCGGTTCCACTTTCCGACCAATAACAACTTGCCAAATCGCGGAAAACAACAATCAGCTTGACTTCGTGATACTGTAGGGCAATAAGTGGCAGGGCTAGACCGGGGTTACGACAGAAAAAGAACTGTAGGGGAATATAAAGCTCGAGTTCGGGTTTGGTGGATGTAGAGGGCTGAACCAGTCGTGGAACATTGCCAACCATATTTGCGTAATTTGCTTGCTGTCCGGGCTGCTGGCTGAGTTCATTCCATATTTGGAACCATTCACCATAGTGTTTGTCGATTTCTTGGCCACCAATTTCCAATGTAACATGCTTGATGAGCACATGACCAATCCAGTTAAGCCAGCGGAAATTTTTAGAATTAGTTGGCGTAACTGCAGGTAATATGGCACGCACGTATGACCTATACATTAAATCACCATTACGTGCGATTGTGCATGTGGCTGTGGAACCGAATTTCGCAGTGCCATTGAATGTCTGTTCAATTGATTCCATTGCGAAATTGGTATGACGGCGGTATACTACTTTGAAATACGTAATTTGTGGGTTTCCAGTTAAATATATATCTTGTGCACCATATGCAACTAATTGAAGTAATCCGCCTCCCATTATGAATGTGTTTTAATTGTTATTATTAGTATTACTATATGGATTTATATTAACTAGTATTGTTTAATTATATCTTACAAAATAGTTACATATAATAACCGATTAACCCACATCATGGATTCCTACCAATAATTAACTTAAGAGAATTCACTAGTTGGGATATTAAATTCAGCAATTACACTTTAACAGTCTAAGTATTATATACTTAACCCTTTCACTAACTAAGTATTCAGCATACCTCCCAAATCGTATCCTGCCTAGATTGTTCAGTTGTTAACGCATATACCACATACTTTAATATAAATAACCATATCATACTTAACCTAAATGGCATTTCGTAAAAAGAATAAAACACGTGAATTAGTTTCACAAAAAGAGACTATAGATAGTCTACATAAGAAAATGAAATCACAATTTCAAGAAGAATATCAGAGTTTGGGTGATATACGCACCGAATTAGCTGATATTGATTCACAAATAGTTCAACTGCGGAATTCTTCTGCTAATAAGGGCAATATTCCGGATTTAACACTACAAACCAAAATATGGCGTTTGGAAAACCGGGCGGATGAAATACGGACTAAAATAGCTACCCTTGAATCAAAAACGGAAGAAAAGAATTATTTAATTAAAACTGGTAAATTATTGAGTAAATACTATAAACTTATTGAAAAAGAAAAAGAAATTACTGAAATGACAAGTCGGATGGATTTTATAGATAGTAATCAAACACTAACATCGCAGAAAGCAGGGGGTGATGGTATTAAGGGAGTTATGAGCATGTTGGATGCTAGTTTTGACCAGGTTGATAGTAGTGAGCCCACGTCTACCAACAGACGTAAAGATAAGAAGGACAAGCGTGATATTATGGATTGGTTTAGCGATTCGCCAGCCCCTATAACATATAATATGGAAACAAACCGCCCAACTATTAATATAAAGTTTAAGTCGGCAGCTACAACCGGTAGCTCTGGGTCTAGCCACGCGATACCCGAGCCGAAAGTGCCCGTAAAACAAATACAGCAACCCGATGCGATGGACAAACGTAAGATATATGATGAATATATGAAAATAATTGACCCTAATTATGTGCCAGTGTATGAAGATGAATTTGAGCTGTTTGATATATGCACTAGCTGCCATAGCGAAATGGTCCTTAATCATAACGCCGGTATGCTTAATTGCAATAACTGTGGTATGACTGAGCGTATCATCGTGGATAGCGATAAACAGAGCCATAAGGAACCGCCTAAGGAAATGACATCATTTAGCTATAAACGAATTAACCATCTTAACGAAATTCTTAGTCAGTTTCAGGCCAAGGAGACAACCGAGATTCCGGAGCATGTATACGATAAAATACTTTTGGAACTTAAAAAGGAGCGTATTGAGAATATGGCATTACTAACCAAGGACAAATTACGCGAGATACTTAAAAAGATTGACGAAACCGACTATTATGAACATATACCATACATAATTAACCAGCTAAACGGGCTGCCGCCACCGGTTATTAGTCCGGAAGTGGAAGAAATCATCCGTGGCCTGTTCTTGCAGGCACAGCACCCGTTTAACACACATTGCCCGGATGCTCGCAAAAACTTTTTGACATACGGATACACGCTGTATAAGCTGTTTGAGCTGCTGGAACTGGATGATTATTTGAGCAACTTTAAATTCCTCAAAGACCGAAAGAAGTTATATGAACAGGAGCAGATTTGGAAGAAGATATGCCACGAGCTGAAATGGGAATTCATACCTAGTATCTAGCCATGCACCAACGGCAAAAATTGTTTTTACGTTTTTATGTTTTCAAAGAATTACAATTTAAACTATACGCTACTTTTGCTTGTTAATATCTCAACCCTAAATTCATTAACCTAATAACCATAACTCACAATGCCACGTATAAGCGCTGCAAAACAAAAGAATCCCCCTGTTTCAAATGTAGTAACTGAAAATCCATGCACATATGTTGCCTATATTACTACTATGTTTTATGGGACACGACAAGCCGGTTCCTATACAGTAACTACGGTTCCAGATAACGCATTTGTTCTTGGCACAACACAGACCACTAAACTAAATTCTCATCAACGTAACTTCGTAATCTGTAAAATAACTCAAATACCGTTTAAACAGACATCGACTCCACCAAACGGTATGACGGAGCTAACTGCCATTGAAACGCCAACTCATGATGAGACGGTATATGATGGTAAAGATGATGTTTACAGATATGAATACACTTATATTGTTATGCCGTTTGGAACATATGATAGCCGAAATATTAAGGCGTCACAACTTACCCATGATAGCCAGGTCGATGACGAATATTATCATATTCTCATTGATTTATTCATTTCGGCAAACAAGTATATAGATTCTAAACATGTAAAATACAACAGGATATATAACGTGACGGACATACCGATTAATAACAATATTAGTCAGGTATTAATTAAGGACCCGGTTTACCGTCTATCCAATGGACATATTGGCAAACTATGGAACCTATTAAACAATTACTTTATAAACGGTGCTAGACGACATTTTTCGAATGAACCTAATAAAGATAGCATCTTATATATTGCCCCTGTAATATATAACAACACCCTAAACATACATTCCAGATGTGAATATAAAAGTTCTAGCAATCCAATCCAATTAACAGGTATTACGAAATATACCCATACCCAATATGGTAAAGCGATTGCTGACATGTCGGCATTTACTGTATATGATGTAATTAGTAAGTATTATAAGTCATCTATACTGGCGGATACAACTGACGCAACTGACATAATCTGTATATCCGATAACCAACAAACATACGACAAACTAGAACAGCTCGATTATCTTAATATGCTTATGGAAGTCGCACGTTACGTGCCAGTAATTCACGAAAACTTTGCATGCGGTTACTATTTCAAAGATAACGGCGCATTGGCTCTAGCCTTTTACATCAAGGATGACATGGCTAGATCCTATTTGGAATCCGGGGCTAAAAACATTGCATGCTTTACACCTATGCGACTTAATATGCTAAACGTCGGTAATGTAAACATGATTAACGGGTTTTCATATACAGCGGAAACCGAGGACGAGGACAACTCTGAATCCACGGCATACACTGAAATCTATGATAAAGACACCGAACACTACTATCCACCACTGGAAGCCAAATCAATTGATACTAAATTTGCGTCATATAATCTAATTCGGGAACATATTAACGGCACACCGTTCAGTTATCAAAAACGCAATGTGGTATGGATGGATGAATTTGAGGCTAAAGTGCGTAAGGGAACTGCTACTATTCAAACAAAGTATACTAATCTAGTGACTCTACTCAATAAGTATTCATTTGCGACATTGGTTGATAAAGAATTTACTATATGCGGTGCTAAGCGTCATTTTGTAACTACTTCATCTGGTAGTTCATCGGCTCTTGTAGCTAGTGACCCGGAATTCTTTGGTAATAAAATTAAATATACCGGTGGTATTCTATCCGATAGTGTAGGCCTCGGTAAAACATTCAGCATAATTTGCCATCTGGTAAATCAGATTGACAATGATAAACGCGCTGACCGACCACCATATGACCTAAATACGCTTATCATCGTGCCACCCCGCCTGCTCAAGCAGTGGAAGTATGAATTTGATAAGTATGTGAAGGATGACGAACTTGAAGTAGTTACCATTGGTAGTATTACCGACATTAAGAAAATGTATAAGAAAAACTTGAAATTTGAAGGCCGGGCTGACGTATATGTTATGTCCAGTAATATACTCAATAACAAGAACTATCTTAATTACATTTATGCAGGGTGGACAGGAAATGCAGCTGAACCCTATAAACTCGACCAGTATTTTGATATATTCCGTATTAAGTGGAACCGGCTCATTATGGATGAAGCGCATGAACGTATAATAACCAATTCCAATTGGAATGCATCCGGCGGTTATGGTTCTGGTGGCTGGAATGACCGTCCGTGCACAAAGGCCGACCGTGAAATGAGTATGAATATCATATTTAACTTACATGCCAATTACACATGGGCTATGACTGCCACACCTTTCGAACATAAAGCGAATAACATGTTGGCATACATGATTTGGCTGTCAAGCAATTATAAGACTAATATGTCCAATGCCAAAGTTGTAAAAAAACTATATGAAGACAATCTCGCAGGACTGATTGATACAACAGATTCCCTATACGAAGTTATTGATTTACTACCACGGTTGTTGTCATATGAGGAAACGATTGCATTTCAGAAGCTGTGTATTAGCCGGACTACTAAGAAACTGGTATCGGGTGAGATTAAAATTCCTATTTTCACAGAGGAAATCAAGCTACTTGATCTTACTAATATTGAAACCAATATTTATAATAATGCTAAAACTGATAGCACATTTACCGAACGCAAGGAAGCCGATCGTATCCGCCGTATGTTCCAGTTGTGCACCAATATTTGTATTAGCACATATGACCTGAATGCGATGGGCCTTACTGCTGATAAGGTTGTTACGTTGGAAGAGCTTAATAAGGCAATGGTAAAACACTTTGGTAAGCTTCTAGTAGAAGCAACGGAGACTGTGGATGAACTCGAAAAGGAAATCCCACTAGTTGAGGAAAAGAAGAAGCTTTCCGAACAAATAGTTAAGCACATGGAAGAGAATTATTATGAACTGAATCGCCTGTCATATACTGACCGTCGCCGACTTAAAAATGTGATAGATAGTGCATTTGCTCATGACACCGAAAAATATGGTAACTTTGTGGCCACGGAAGTAGAAGAGACCGGGCTTAAGAAACTGCGCAAGGTCATGTATCGCCGGCTTTTGGAATGCAAAAATGGTAATTATGATAATATCTTACCCCTGAGTTCTGAAATTCTGGATTCACTCGATACCCGTCCGGATTGGTCCGACCAGGAAATCATATTTATCGTGTATTATTTCCTTGGAACCTATGCACAAAGAGCAAGTAACTCAATCAAATCATTCCAAGAACAGATTGCCAAAGGTGAACGCGAGATTCTCCGTCTACAGAACCAGATTAAGTTGTTCGAGAATAATGACTTTATTAAAGAGAAAACCGCCGAGCCCTGCACTATTTGCTGGATGGAATATGTTGATTCTAGCCGTGTAGTAGTTACAGATTGCCGTCATATTATGTGTGGAGCATGTTTTGCTGCACTAGCCGCTAACAAGAAAGTAATTAACTGTCCGGAATGCCGTGAAGATATTGATTCTACTAAAGTCCGTATGACTACAATGGCAGAACTTCATGATAAGCCTGCGTCACAAACAGCTCCTGGAGATAATCCGCCATTGGCCAATGAAAACTGGCGGTCGGAATGTATTAGTAAGTATGGGACAAAGATGGCCACATTGATTGAATATCTACAGTCTATATTCGCGGACACTGAAAAGAACAACCGTGCCATTGTGTTCAGCCAATATGATAATATGCTTAAACTTATTGGCCGGACATTGGATGAATATGGTATCAAGAACGTATATTGTCGCGGTAATGTGCATGTTCTTAACAAGAATATTGACTCATTCAAACGGGACAATTCTATCCGTGTAATTATGCTCAGTAGTGAACATAGTAACAGTGGTAGCAACCTAACGGAAGCTAGCCATATTATATTGGTGGATGTGCTCAATATGGATGCTGAACAGACCATGGCAGTTGAAAGCCAGGCTATCGGTCGTGCTGTTCGTTTGGGCCAAAATAAACCGGTGAAAGTTGTCCGGTTGATAACACGTGGAACAGTGGAAGAAGAATACTTTACTAAAAATAAATATGATGTTGCATCAATTCAATGATACACTTGTGCTTGGCTAGAGCAGTTCACCATAGTCTAAGTGTATAATAAAGTGGTATCTAGATAAGAAGAGTAGGATACCCATAACTATACCAATAACAACATCGCTAGTATAGTGCAGGCCACTAATACTTATACACGGGATAGAGCTGAGACCGAATAAGGATATGAGCACTAAGATACCTATGGTTGCTTTAGAGCTGAGCTGGTTAATCCATGTGCTATCCCGGTAGGTCCAAAGGAATAATAGTGTCAGAATAACGGTGAATGCATGACCACTAAACATAAAATCGCTAACTGGTTCGGATGCATCAGTTGACCCAGCAAATAATTTTTTGATTTCATACCATTTAACAGATTTAACAACTTCTTGATTAGGGGGTGGTGGCACAGTTACACTAAATGCTATAATCCGGACCAGAAACCCGACGACATAGAGTGTAGTGAACAAGAAAATAAGCCTCATATTCCGGATATTAGATGGGAAGAAGTTGATAAAGAATATAATTATACATGCCATGAACCCATAATTAGCAACCTTTTCGCAAGCTTTATGTGTGTCTACACTTTTTACATGGAGTATATCTTGGAGACCTTTGTATCTATTGGTTATCGGGCGATCATAGCATGCACCGACACCACTTGCGCGATATGGATTCGGGACCATATAGCTACCGTATAGGTTACTAACCAAGATAATAGCATATACCAAACCAAGGACGGAATACTTAATTAATGCCTTTACATTGAATGCTTCTTTTAGTTCGGTTATTAGATTCATTTGGGTCTAGCCAACGTATGCCTACTGTATTGTGTGTTTTTAATATACACCTTAACTTTATTACTATCATTTATATTTTTTTATATTCTATCCTCTATCCTCTAGTCTATCCTCTAGTCTATCCTCTATTCTTTTTTTTTTATATCTTATATGTAATAATTTAGTCTGTTACTATACTGTAACCATCTTTTTAATAATGAGCTTAATAGATGATTTAAATGCGGATGCATTTACAATACTATCACAAATCGGTTTAGACGCCGTGTTTGCATTCAATACTGACCGAAAAGTTTTAAATATTGATTGTAAACTTATTGTTAAGGGTAGCACAAATCTAAAGTATATTACACCACCACATTTACTTACAGACCCTGATTACTTTAAATCGCACCCTAAACTTCAAGCAGGGGATTTAGATTTGTTAATGGTGATGGATAACTCTTTTAATAAAGACAAAGTAAATGAACAAATTCTATACTTTAAAAATGTTATAGCAAACTTACCTACTGTAACAAGATTTGATAAAATTGGTTATGGTATATTACAACTCGAGAATATACTTAGTCAATACGGTTTTACCATTATAATAGATGATAGTATAGATGAGTTACCAAATACTCCACATAGTGTAGTAAATGCAAGTATAACTGCTTTATATACACTTAGTGAAATATTAAGTGATAGCTCTTTAATCAAATTCTATACTGATAATTTAATTAAGCGAAAACAAATGCTTTTACAAAGTGTTAACAAACGAAAGGATAACTTCTTCATTAAAATTATGGATAAGAGTGATATGAATATATACAATTTAGATTTACTTGAAACCACTTTTTTAATAAACAAGCGCAAAAAAACAGAAATAATTTCGGAATTATATTATCCACATGTTGAATTAGTTACTCCAATATATTTTATGTCAGAAGAATGGAAAAAAACACATGGTGGTGAAGTATATAGTAACTTTTTATATGCACTTGGAAATTCATCTATACATCCGTTAGAAAACGCAGCGTATCTCAGCCTTGCATATATTATTCATGAATTACATCGTTTATATAATTACAGTTTTGGTCCATATTGGATGGAACAGTATTATTGGAAACGCCCTCAATCCATTATTCGCATTCAATATGTATTAAAATTAATTATGAATAATCAAATAAGTAGACTGTATCTCCAACATGATAATACTTTTATGGATGAAGCACATTATGTAGATTTAATAAAATTTTTACACAATGGCTTTTATGATGCAGACACCAAACCAACAGGGGACCCATTCTATGACTTTGAAAACGATACACCATTAATTAATCATACTGATTTAGAAACTGCAGATTACAATACTACAGTTGCAAATGCAGAACATATGTATACTACGTCTGTTATTAGGGAATCTGAACCTGCAATTAGAGAGTTTAATACACCTACTAATAAAGTTGGTAAAGCTATGCTTGACTATGTAATTTCAAATAATTATTACAATGAAATATTATCATATACTGCATCTAGTAGTAGTTATTCCGCCGGTATATTTGGTTATATTTATACTGGCAGTGATGAATTTTTAAGAACTAAAGTAAGTTGCAGGTCCGGTGAAACAACTGCAGTTAGGTTTCATCAAAAATTCGTAAATTTATTTGAAACGCTTAATTCTAAGGTTATAAATAAGAGTTTTCCCAAATCATATACACTTTACAAAGGCGTTAATCTGTTTAATTGCCGTTCTTCTGATGGTAGTTACCTAAAATTTGCTAATTTAGATTTAACCAATAATAATTATATATTTAATCCTGCGGTGACATCTGCATCTTCTGCGATGGATGTTGCTACCCGGTTTGTTAATGGCGAATGTTGTCTATTAAAAATAAGTATGAAGCAAAAACATAAAGTATACATAGTGCCAGATGATGACCGTGTATCAAGTATTCAAAACGAGCATGAGTATATATTCCCCCCTAATTCAGTATTCAAAATAACAAATGTCCAATATGTATATAGGAAACAAATATCTCATATTCTTGATAGGCCTAATACACTAGTATTAATTGTTGATTGCGAATATTTACATGAAGCTGATGGAGACATAATAGTCGGATTAAACAAACCAACTAACGAAATTCCTTTAGGGGACGCATTTGAAATAGTTTCGTCAAGTGAATTATCCAATAATGATGAAGTTGGTATAGATGTAGTGCCTAGTATTGCATCTCTGCCACCGACATCAATGCAATCTTTGCTCGATATGCATGCTAAACAAGTGAAACCGCAATATACTGGCCATAAAAAATCTCACAGTAAAAAACCACATCAACATAAGTCTAAAGGTGGTGCACAAGGTGGTAGTAAAAAAGGTGGTCCTGCTCAAGCTCCAGCTGGGGCAGCTGCTGCAATTCCAACTGCACCAGTTCCTGGTAGCGTATTACATCAACATAAAGGCGGCAAATCGGGTAAATCAGGTAAACATGGCAAATCTAAGAAACCAATGTCCGGTGGTAGGCTACCTATTACTACCACATACCGTTCACACTCAATTCTAAGCACACACGAGCCTCTGGCGAGTGCTCGCGAGAATTTAGTGAAACGCCAGTGCCTCGACACTGGGCTAAAAACCCAGTGTCTACGGTATCGTAAATTGGTAGAACAATTAAATATACTAAAACCTTCCAAAAATACTAAATATAATATAGTTTCACAACCAAAAGCTAAAATTGATTCTCCAGTAACATATTCTGTAGTATTCATTGATAATTTATTTAAAGATAATTGTTGCACATCAAACGCAAGCAAATCTAAGATGAATCGCGTAACACAGAAAACAATGGATGAGGCTTACAACACTATTCAAGCGGCATATGCGCATCCAAATGCACCCAATAACAAACCATTAACACCTCAAATCAAAGCAAGGGCCAAGACTATTATGGATGAACACAAATTGTATATGTCGGTAATTACTGACTTTGTGGCAAAAAATCCAGATTATGAATGGCTACTTATGGAAACTTCGCTCAGCAAAATCAAAGAGACTTACGAAGCTGTAATTGAATTACAGAAAACCCTATCGAGAAAGACCGGAAAACATACGTCTATGAGTAAGGCACAACAAATGTATTCATTAGTTTCTGCCAACCGTCCCATAAAGCAAACTAAGAAACGTGAATTTAGGCCATTAATGATTGGCAGGGAACAACTTGTATCTACCGCATACTAGGCAAATAACAGTCCCTTTATTTGCAATTTGACTTCATTTGATTTAATTTTTTCTTTTTGTTTCACCAAATAAAATATAAACGAATAATAAAATAATAAAATAACACGTAGCAACTTTGTAACTGTGAAATGGCATCCAAGATATTTGATAACTTTGAAAAAGAAACATTCACCGTTCTTACTCCAATTGGTATTAAAGCCATTCAGGATTTCAATGACCAAGATACGGATGATGCCAAGATAATTATTAAAGGGAGCACTAATCTTAAATATATTACACCTCCACGGCTATTGACAGATAAGGCCTATTATGATTCCAATCCTGTCCTTAAATCCTGCGACTTAGATGCTATAATGTATCTTCAAGACCACCATACGGAAGCCTCTATTGATGCCAAAATTATTAATCTAATTGATATTTTATACAATTCAAATTTCATATTAAAATGGTTTGGTGGTGGTGAAAAAAAGCCAGGATATGGTATATATATGGTAGAAGCTATATTAGCAAAGTATGACTTATCTATATACTTAGGCGAAGATAAAGGTAAGCCGGTGTTAATAACTGATATATTCAGCGGTAAATATCCGATAGATTACATGAAACAGAATTTGATTAAACATCGTAGAGGTATGATAATGAGTGGGCAAATGCGCAAAGATGATGTTGGGTTATATATATTCAACAAAGCTACCGGCAAATTGCATGTAGATAAATGGGGTTATCAAATTATGTTAAGTATTATTGAATTAACTTATATACTTAAGAAAACAGACCCTCTACAAATCGTCCCTAGATTATATTATACACCGGATGCAGCCGCAACTCCCATATACTTCCAGTCACCGGAATGGCATGCTAAATATGGTGGACATGAAGATCATTCTACATTTGAACGTGTAGTGCCATTAGCATTTAATCCAGGTGAGGGACACTGCGCTTTTTTGTCCCTTGCTTATATTATACATGAGCTGGCACGCGGTATTAATTATGGATTTGGCCCATACAAGTCCAAATATGACAAACGCGATAAGGCACGTGTTCGATTGAATTATGTCCTTAAACTGATAAAAAATAATCAGATTAGCGGATTATACACTGTATATGACAAGACTTTTAGAAACGATGAACATTTTGCCGATTTTATAGATTATTTATATAATCGATATTATGACCCCGTTAAAAATCCCAAAGGCGACCCGATGTTTGATTTTGAGAATAATAAGGTATTTGTCAATCCGGGTGAGTTAGCGGGAGTAACACTTAAACAGATATTAGATAATGTCAAATTAGAAGCGGCAATTACAATGCAAAACATGGCAGAAGAAGATGCACTAGTCGTATTCGGTGATACGGTTAGTAATCCAACTGCGAAAATGATATTAGCATATCTCACTGACAATAATTTTCTAGATGTCATACGTTCATATGCAAATGGTAGTGCTGATTATGCGGTATCCATGCTAGGTTGGTATTATACTGGCGATGATACATTTCTAAAATATGTTCTGTTAAATAACTTAAAAATCACAGTTAAGGAATATCATGACCGGCTTACTGCCGTATTTGCTGGAATCAACCCTCTAGTATTTAATGCACAATTACCCGATACATACACGTTATATAAGGGTGTTAGGTTGTTCAATGTTGTTACAACTGATGGTAGTTATTTGCGCTTTAATGATATTGATTTAAGCAAACCGCATTTTATTCATAACCCAATACCTAGCTCCACTTCATTTAATTTAAGAGTTGCTGATGATTTTATTCATGGAAGCGAATGCTGTATTTTAAGGATTACTATGCGAAAACATCACAAAGTGTTAATATTTCCCCATACCCATCTAGTTACTGGTATGATAACTGAACATGAAGTTTTATTGCCATCCAATGCAATATTTCAAATTACAAACGTAGAATATAAATACTCTAAAAATATAGGTGGAAGTAACTTTAATAAATATAATTTAATACTTATAGTCGACTGCAATTATTTACATCCAGATGATGGTGACGTTATTCCTGGTTATAAAACATCCAAAGGTATTAGTAGCACCCCTCCTCCGCCTGTTGTAGTAGCGCCACCTCCTCCGCCTGTTGTAGTAGCGCCACCTCCTCCGCCTGTTGTAGTAGCGCCGCCTCCTCCGCCTGTTGTGGTGGCACCTGCTGCACCCCCTAAACAACCAGCTGGTCCTGCAGTTGCCCCTGCTAATCCTGTAGCACCTAAATTATTTGGGCCAAAACCTGCAGCGGCACCTGCAGGTCCAACATTAGGCGCTCCGGGTTCTGCATCCTCAAAAACATCCAAATCGAAATCAAAATCAATGTCATCTGGATGGGGAGGATTATCGGGCGGCCGTATACCCAAATATCACCTGCAAAGTCGTAAATCTGGGTCTCGTAAACAGTTCATCAGGGTAAATGATTCTAAGAGTAAGAAGAGTGGTCGCGAGTCCTCGGCTAGAGTATCCAAGCGCGAATCCGAACCCATAACATACACAGTAATATTCAGCGATATATTCGGTGGTCCATGCTGCACCGCAGAAAAGAAGAAGGGACGTAAACAGGAAAAGGCAGCATTTGATATACTAAACCGCGTATTTTCTCATCCTAATGCCCCTACTAATCGTATGTCTATGAGCGAAGACGGCAAGACGGGTCTAGCCATCGCTGAAGCCGCTGACACATATATGACTACAATTCGCGAGTTCGCTAAGCAAAATCCGGAATACGAATATCTCTTACTAGAAACCAACATGAACAAACTTCGCGAAACATATGAATCCGTAGTAGAACTCCAATCTAATATACAGAGCCAACGACAGCCACCATCCGTTATTAAAACGTCAGCAGTTAACATCAAACCTAACCGGCGAACATCGCGCAAAAACGGTAGTGGCGGAAAATACACAAAAAAGAACAATAGGCAACGGACAATAGCTATTGGTCCACACTCTAGCCAAATGGTATTGGTTGCAGGGGCAGCCGGTTAATTAAAAGTCTTCTTCACCATCGAATGTTAGTTGCTGGTCTTCGGCAGTTGTGCCGACTCTAGCCTTGTTATATTCAGTTACTCGGCGTTCAAAGAAGTTAGTTACGTTTTCTACACTTATATCTTCCATAAAATCGAATGGATTCGCGGAATTCCAAATCTTAGAATAGCCAAGCTGGACCAGTAGTCGGTCGCTCACATATTCCAGATATTGGGTCATCAGACTGCTATTCATGCCCAACATGGCACATGGGATACTATCAATGATAAATTTCTTCTCAATATCCAGTGCTTCGCGCACAATCGCATGGACTTTTTCCTCGGTAAGCCGGTATTCCGATTTCAGGTCGTTATATAGCATGATGCTAGTTGTCATATGTGCGCCTTCATCACGGCGAATGAACTGGTTAGCTGTTTGTAGCCCTGGCATCAGATTACGTTTGCCAAGCCACATGATACTGCAAAATGACCCGCTAAACTGGATACCCTCCACACAGGCCCATGCAACAAGCCGTTCTTGGATGTCATTCGTGCCACTGTTGGTCCACTTCTTGGCCCAATCGGCCTTTTCTTTCACACATGGAATAGTATTAATCGCATTTAGCACATTCGCGCGTTCCTTGGAATCGGTTATCAGGTTATAAACCATGAGACTGTAAATCTCGCTATGAATATCTTCCATCATAGCCTGGAAACGCAAACATTGCGCAATCTCCTTGAACGTTATTTCCTGTGTAAAATTGAGATCCAGGTTTTCGGCAACGAGCCCATCACTTGCTGCGAAGAATGCCAACACATTTTTAATGAATTCGCGTTCTTTGTCTGTGAGCTTGTTAGTGAAGTCATTACGGTCCATCGAAAGGTCGACTTCCTCCACAGTCCAGAATGTGGCAAGCTGTTTCTTATAATGTTCGGTATACTTATGATTGAGAACTGGCAAGAATGTATAGTTATTTTCCGCGTCTTCCAGTAGATTAAAGTAATGGTTGCGGCTTTTAGTTTCTGAATTATTATTGGTGTTATTATTGGTGGTGGTTGACATTGTGGCGGCTAAATTGATATATTGGCTATTAAATCCTAACTATGCTTAATTTGAATATATTTACTAAACCTGAAAACATTTTTTTTTGGAAAGAATTTATA